AGGCTTTATTTATACTTTAAGGAAAAATTAATGTGTAAATCAAAATAAATGGAAAAACCAGATTACCAGGATATTATTAATGAGTACAAAGAACAAGTTCGTGTACTTAAAGAACAGATTTCAGAATTAGAAGATGCTTGCAAATCAAAAGATGCAGCACTTAAAAGATCTTTACAGAAGTTAGAACATACTACTAAAGATTTAGAGCAAGCTAATCAAGAAATCAATGATCAAAAGACAGTGGAAAAAAAATCATAATATAGAATGTATAGTTGGTCCATGTAAATGGTGCCAAAAAGAAATCATTAATACAGAAGCATTTGTATCTTTTGCAAGTAAAGAACACGCTTGTATTAAATGTTATAGAAAATCTGGGCATATGCTGCCTTTTTGGGATAAGGAACACTCTAAATGAAAGTATCAGGTGAATCAGGCATTTCAATGCCAATTAAAAATTTAATTAGCATCGTAGCCACAGTTGCTATTGGTGTGTGGGCATATTTTGGAGTAATAGAACGTATCAATAAACTTGAATCAGATAATAAGCTAATGACTAAAGATTTAGAAAGTGCTGTTGAATTTTCTATTAAGTGGCCTCGTGGCGAACTCGGCTCATTACCTGCAGACTCAGAACAATTTTTGTTAATCGAGGATTCCATAAAAGATATTGAAAAGATTCAAGAACAAATGGAGTCTATGATGCACAATAAAGTAAACATTGAAAGACTACAAAAAGATGTAGAAAAACTTATGAATGATTTAGAAAAACTAAAAGATAAAGTGAGGGATAATGGAAACCATAGCTAGTGGAATTATAGTACTTTGTATGTTCTATCAAGGTGGAATTATTGAGCATACTTATATTCAAGATCAGAAAATGTCTTCTTGTTTAAAAGCAAAAAGAACAGTTGAACGTAGTGTAAATCCACAAAATGTACGTATGCAGTGTGGTGAAGTTGATGCTATTCTTGAAGAAGATAAGGATGGCAGAATTAGAGTAGTTAAAATAGTTAAAGATAAATACGATTCATCAGGATATACTAAATAATGAACCTTAAAGATAAAATAATTTCTCTGGCTATGGCGTGTTTGATTACGCTAATTGGTTGGCAATTACATGAAACGTGGAGTTTAAAAGAACAAGTATTTAAACTTCAACAAGGTCAAATGGTTTTATCCAAACAGATTAAACAAGTTAAAAATACTATTAAATCATTTAAGAAAAAGAGTAAAAAAAAGAAGAAAAAGAATGATTAAATGGATATTTATTTTTATTCTATTAACAGGTTGTACTGCATTACTTTTAACAAGCTGTAGCACTGATACTCGTGTTTGCCCAGACCAAACTAAAGTTGAAGTAGGTGTAACTGAAACAGATGCAAAGAATGATAAATTCCAAGAAAAGAAATTATTAACTCAAACTTGGAAATGGGGAAAAAAGAAGTGTGCAGAAAAAGAATAAAAAAAGAAACCCTTACGCTAGACAACTAAGGTTATTTAGGCAAAGAATAGTTAAAAATAAAAAACGATATAATAAAAAATCTAACTATAATCTCGTTCGAGAATCATCTCTAAGTAATGAATAGCTTTCTCTATATCTTTCTTCTTACCTTTAAGATGATGCCTACATATATATTTAATTGCATTACCTTCTGCAAATAGAAGTTTATTTTCATTAATAAAATGTGCAGGTTGCACTTTCATATTTTTATAATGAGTTCCATCTACTTGTTTGTTAAGTGATTCGTATGTCATATCTTTAAATATATCCTTATGTGTCATTAAATGTTAATCTATATTTTTTCTTTATATAAGGACCTCTAGTAGGTTTATTTTGAAGTATTTTACATTGCATATCAGTTAAATTATATATATCAAGTTTCATAGCTTTTGTAAATTTAATAGAAGCATACTCTGAATCTATATCAGCAAAATGACAAATCATTTTAAAGTCATTTGAATTACTTGTAAGCCAAGCAATAGCTTCTCTTTTATCAATAATCTTATATTTATATAAACCATCATACATAGCATCTGAAATAGCCTGTGTTATAATCGCCCTGAATAATCTAAGTTCAGGACTTTTTATCATCAGATTTTACTACTTCATAAGTAGATCTTATATGAGTCATAGGACATTCCTCAAAAGATAAAGATTTAGGATCTATATTTTCCATAGATTTTATTGCTTCTTGATCTGATTTAGCAACAATAAATACTTCTGTTACACAAGGTACATAGACCCATCTTCTAAATTTATACAACATTATAAAATTATAATTGTTAATCCTAATACTAATGCTATTAAAATATACATTATAGAATCTTTTATATATATTTTTTCTTCTGTTTCTTTAAATTTTTCAAGACACCAATTTTTAGCATCTGAAGATTTCATATTATGGATCCTTTTTAAAAGATCATTTTTTTGTTTTTCATTGTATTTCATATATTATGTTTCCTTCTACTAGCTTCTAATGTTCTAAAGAGATCTATTATAAGACCTTCTTTATCTCTTTTATTTTCAAGAGTGCTTGCTTTAACTTCTGCTTGAAATAATTCATCAATAGCTTTCTGATAAGTATCGCTTGCATAGAATGCTTGTTCTTTGGCAGATACGCTTTTAAGACTAGCTTCGCCAGTAATAAATAATGCTTTCTTTCTTTTAAGTAATCTATCCAGATACTTGACGTTTGCAGATGCTTCAGCACTTTTCTCGTCTGTCTCCGAGAGAAATTTTAAGGCATTTTCCAATCTCGTTTCTGTAATCATTTTTATCCTCCTTTAAATATAATTTATATAGTTTTAAAACTAATACATCATTTTCAAATGTACTAATACCCATCATTTCCAACTCCACTTTAAATTGTAAATAATCCATTTATTTGTCATTTATTGTACCATTAAAATTACAGAATATATTATAGCCAAACACAACAACATATAACCAAAGTTTTTTGTGTACTTCACCATTATATCCCATTCTTTTTTAGGGATTTTATCTTCTTTCATCTTTTTTCCTTTCATTTTACGTGGGCTACTTTATCTCCTTTCTTAATTGAAATTATTATAAGCAACCCACGATCTACCCTCGTACTAAACAAAAAGGAGTATTAGAGGGTAAATTTTACCATGGTGGATTGTCTGGTAAATCTTCTACGCTATCCATTTTAGCTTGTAGAATTTTACGAACATATCCATCAATTTCATCAAAGTTTACATCTTTACCAGACTGTAAAGAAGCAGCTAGTAAGTTGCTCATAGTTAATCTGTATTTTTCTTTCCATTGAGCACTTAAATCTCTTACTTGCTGAACACCTTTAGCACTTACCATATTACCACTAGGTACTGCTACTTCACCATTAAGTAATTCAATTGAACTAGCAGTTTGGTATTGTTTACCATTTTTACTTGTTCTAACTGGTTGTGCTGCTATCTTAAGCCTAGCACCTGATTGCCATCTTGAAGTACCTATAGCCTCACCATATATAGTCATATCTGTACCATCGTCTTTAGTAATGTATACAGTTACACTACCATTATCTTTTTCAAATGCACGTTTAAATGAGCATTCAAATGTCTCTGTTTCCATTTTGTTCCTCTTGTTTATTTGTTTTATTATTTGTCCAAATCGTTGCATAACTATTTATAAGCTATTTTAATATTTTTGTCCAAATTTCTTTTGCAAATTCTTCAGCTGTAGGTGTACCCTTCCATCTAAAGTTGTCGCATATCAAAGGAAATATGCGAACAACGTCATCTTTTGAATTGCATAAATCCAGTATATTTTCTATGTGTTTCATAGCAGTAATGATGGTTTTTAATTCATCTCTTTCTGTCATATCCACAGCATAGTTATCTTTTGGCGAACAATATAATAACATTGTTTCTTTACCAAATAGATCTCTATATAGGCATTGTTGCCTAACATCAGCAGCTTTTGGATACCATTTAGGATCCACATGACCTGCTTTTAATCGTCTAATATATGCTGTTGCTTTAGTATCAACTATGACATCTTTAAATTCGAAGTCAGTTTTACCTACTACATCATATTGTAGACCATATTTTTTACCACTTATTTGTTTCTCATTCTGAAAAGAAACTACATCACCAAACTCACGTAAGTTTTCCACAAACTTATTAGCAATTATTCCAGACCATTCACATTCATTTTCAGTACCCATAACTCCTTTATGTTCTGTGTATTTCTTATTTGAATAATCTGTGATAGTATCTTGATCAGTGATTTGGTTTGATAATGCATGATGTGCAGCATCCTCAGCTGCTAATCCCATCACCATTCTTGCGTTAGGTTCTGACTCAAATCCAAACAATTCATTGATAATCCAAAATGGTGGGGAATCAATAAACGTATTAGTCTTGGAGGCAGAATGTCTATATTCGATTTTCATAATTATCTCCTTATGGTTATTAATGTTCAAAAGTTTATTAGTAATTCTTATAACATACCTCTTAATATGTTAAAAGGTAAAATTACTATAAAAAGTAGTAGGCAATATAAAATATA